TACGTTGCGCCATCTATCTACCAAGGTGATCAAGAATGCATCAATTTCTTTGCTGAGATTGATACATCTAAGCAACCTGGGGACAGGGGCATTGTGGCGCTATACCCCACGCCTGGATTGACACAAGAAGCACAACTTCTGGCGGCAGAGGTGCGGGGCTTGCACACCATGTCAGGTGGAACTATCCTGATTGCGGTGGCTGGGAATCGGGTGTATCAGGTCAGCACGGCATTTGTTGCCACCCAGATCGGGACGCTCACCACCAGCACGGGGCAAGTGTCCATATCTGACAACATTGACTTGGGATATGGATTGACCGCCTATATTGTGGATGGCCCTAATCGGTATACCTGGGTTGTTGCAACCAACACATTCACCACCTTGCCAAGCACAGACGGCCCTTGGCAGGGTGCTTCTGTGGTTGATGTGGTTGACAACTACAACATCTATAACGAGCCAGGAACGCAAAACTGGGCGTGTACTGATCTGGGGTCTAGTCTATCCACCCAAGCCCTGTACGGCACGGCTGATGGGTCATCTGACTTGTTGGTGACGCTAATTGTGAACCAGCGACAGGTGTATTTAATTGGTGAAGTGACCACCGAGGTCTGGACAGATGTGGGCAACGTGATCGCAGGGATTACCAGTTTCCCATTCCAACGAGTGCCAGGGACTTCAAGTCAATCAGGTATTGTTGCCAAGTATTCACTGGCCCGATTGGGTGAAACATTTGCTTGTGTGGCAAAAGACAACAGAGGTGCGGCAACCATTGAAATGATGCAGGGTTATACCTGGGTCAGAATCAGCACCCACGCTGTTGAACAGTCATTGTTGAATTCTGTGGTTTCTGATGCCATTGCCTACACATACCAGATTGAAGGCCATGAAATGTATGTGGTCACCTTTCCCAGCGTTGGGGAATATGGCCTTACTTGGGTTTATGACCTGTCAACCAAAAGCTGGCACAAGTGGTTGGCTTGGGACTCAAATCTAGCAGTTTACAAACGCCATCGGTCAAACTGTGCGGCATTCTTTGCCAATAAAAACCTTGTGGGCGACTATGAGAATGGCAAGATTTACAGTTTGGATAATTCTGTATATACAGACAACGGCAACACAATCCGCAGACTGCGCCGAGCCATTCACCTAACCCAAGACTTACAACGCCAGTATTTTGATTCTTTTCAGATTCAGTTCCAGCCAGGGGTTGGGTTAAATGTGGGCCAAGGGCAAACCCCCCAGGCCATGCTGAGATGGTCAAACGATGGCGGTTCTACTTTTTCAAACGAGCATTGGGTCAGCATCGGCAAGATCGGTAACTATGTCAATCGTGCTTTGTGGCGGCGGTTGGGTTGGTCACGGGATAGGATTTTTGAGGTGGTGATTAGTGACCCTGTAAAAACGGTCATTGTGTCTGCCGAACTGAAAATGTCTGCTGGGGATAACTGATGGCAACCTCAATTCCAAACAGCAACATCAACATTCCCTATTCTGCGTTTCTTGACGAAACTACGGGACGGCCCAGCGTTCCTTGGTTGCAATGGTTGATGAATCCCAACATCATCACCTTGAATGTGGCAAACACCAACATTACGGGTGGCACAATCACCAATGTGACGATCAACAGTTCCACCATTGGCCTCACAACCCCTGCGGCGGGTAAATTCACTGATTTCACGGCTTTAAACGGTGTCAAAGGGGGCACGTTTTGAACGACCTTGACTTGCCTAGCCATGTCTCACGGGAACAAATAGAAAGCCTCCAGGCCCAGATGGTGACTATGCCACAGGCAGAATTGGTGACAGAACACCAGTTTAGCCCTGGTATGTATATGCGGAAATTGTTTCGACCTGCTGGGACGCTGATTGTGGGCAAAGTTCATAAAGAACCCCACTTCTTTTTATGTGCTAAAGGCGAGATAATCGCATGGACAGAAAGCGGCATGAAGCGCCTCCAGGCGGGGGATGTGATCGAATCCAAGCCTGGGACAAAGCGGGTAACTCTGGCTGTGACTGATGCCATTGGCATTACGATTCACAGAACTGATAAAACCGATCTTGATGAGATTGAAGCTGAATTGATTGAGCCAGATACAACAGCGTTATTTGATGCCAGAAATGACATTAAAAAGCTAAAAGGGGAATGATATGACTTGGGTTGCGGTAGCAATTGGCGGTAGCGCATTATTGGGCTACATGGGTTCGCAACAGCAAGCGGGTGCTGCAACATCTGCCGCTGGTCAGCAGTATGCGGCTACTCAAGAAGCTGCCCGTCAACAGCGGGAAATGTTTGACATTCTGAACAAGCAACAAGAACCGTATCGCGTTGCTGGAACTGGTGCGCTTACCAGAATAGGTCAAATGTTGCCGCAACTGACAGAACTTCCAGTGGGATACAAGCCATTTACCGCTGCCGATTTGCAGACAAATCTTGCCCCAAACTATGAGTTTATGAAGGGTCAAGGGTTAGGCGCAACCCGTCAAGCCCTAAACGTTGGCGGGGGTGGGTCTAATGTTGAACGAGGCGGGATTAAGTTTGCGGAAGATTATGCAAGCAACGCCTATCAAAATGCCCTTGATAACTACATGAGACAAGAGGCCCAAAAATTTAACCAACAGCAAACTGGCCTTGGAAACGTTTACAACCGATTGGCTGGAATCGCTGGCATTGGGCAAACCGCCACGGGTCAAACTGCAAATCTTGGACAAAGCACAGCATCAAATATTGGGCAATTGGGAATTGGGGGTGCATCTGCTCTTGGCGCTGGTCAAATCGGCGCTGCAAACGCTATGGCAGGGGGTATGCAGGGAATCGGAAACGCCGCAACCTTGGCATCTTTGTTGCGCCCACAAGCAGGAACTGCTGGGATGATGAACTTGCCCACGGGATATAGCGATCAAGGTTTTAGCCAATATTTTGTAGGATAAAACATGGCAACTTTTAATGTCCCAATGCTTGGCACAGAGATTAAACCTGTGCCCCAGACTTCCCTTGCCGATATGCTTGGCATTGCAAGGGGAGCGCAAGCCTATCAGCAAGCCCAGCAAGTCAACCCTTTAACATTACAGCAACAACAACAAGCAACCCGCACGGGTGAAATTGCACTTACTGTTGAAGAACAAAAAGACAAAGAGCGCCGCAATATGCAAACGGTTATGTCAGACCCAAATCTGTACACAACTAATGGCAAATATGACCCTGCAAAAGCGGCAAAAATTACAAGTGAAGTTGCGCCTTTAACAGGCTTGGCATACCTAAAAGACATGGCAAGTTCTTTTGGCGCACAGGAGGGCTTTAAGACTGCTGAAACAGGCACACAATCAGCGCAAATGAAGTTTGCTGGCGATCAAGTGATTGCAATTGCTAATCGTTTAACTGGGTTAATTAACAACCCATTGATCATTGCGGCAGAACAAAATCCTAACGAAATAGACAAAGACAAATTGACGGCAAGGGTTAAAAAGTATGCTGATGACCAAGCTGTTGCCTTGGGCATTCCAAAGGAAAAAGCCGATCAATTGATTGCCCCATATCTTGAACAAGCTGTAACCAACCCAGTGGGTTTGCGTCAGTTCTTAAAAGACAAGTTACTTTCAACCCTTGACCAAGGTTCGCGGTTGTCAGCATTGCAGCCAAGTGGTGTGCCAGTTGCAACTGGGGCGCAAACAGGCGTTGTGCAAACTGGTCAGTTTGGCCCTTATGCACCAGGGTCAGTTTTGCCGGGAACTTTGCAAGATGTGCAAGTGCCACCAACTCAACCACTTGTTACGTCAACAGGCCAAACGCAATTGATTGGCCCAATGTCTCAACGCCCAGGCAATCAACCTTTGGTTACAAATCTTGGCCCTGCACAAACCAGTTTGCTTGGCGCTGGCGGTGCAAACATTTCAGAAGATTTCAAAACCACTATGGCAGATGCAAGGGATGCCCAGCCCCGCATCACCATATTCCAAAACATCAAGAAATTTGCCCCAGATTCATTTACTGGGGTTGGCGGTCAGCGCAAAGAATTGGCTGCGGGTATTCTTAACGCAATTGGAATACCAGCATATGAAGCCGAAAAAATCAGCACTGAAGAATTGGCAAAGAACTCTGCATTGCTTGCCCTTGCTGGTGGCAATACAGATGCTGCACGGGCATTGGCAGAGGTTGCCACGCCTAATAAAAAGCTAAACGAAAAAGCTATTTTGGCAATTGCTGACCAAATGATTGGCATTGAAAAAATGAAAATGGCTAGGGCAAACTTCTTGTCGCCTGTTCAAAATGATGCCGCACAGTATTCACAAAGACAACAGCAATTCAACAGTTTAGCTGACCCACGTTTGTTCCAAGATATGTCTAGAGAAGATGTGGAAAAACTCAGAAAGTCTATGACACCAGCACAACAAGCTGAAATGAGTGCAAAGATTAGGCAAGCCAAACAGTTGGGGATAATTCCATAATGGCAACACTCGCTGAACTTTGGGATGCGCCAGCAGACGTTTCCCCTAATCGCATAGCCCCTGATGTGCAAGCCAAGCGAGATCAGGGGTCTTTGGCTATTTTGCAAGCTGAATTAAAAAAAGCACAAGCGGGATTAGCCAAGGCAACTGACCCAAAACAGAAACTGCGATTAGAGGCAGACATAGCTGGTCTGACCAGGGAAATATCCCGTTCACCAGCAAGCAAAGGCGCACCTATGGCTGCACCTGTTGCACCAGCCGCCCAAGCTATGGCGCAACCACAAGCCACGCCACAAGGTACATCTTTTGCTGATCTTTGGGAATCTACTGCCCCAACAACTGAAACCACTAAAGCAACCACGCAAGCAACTCCCGAACAAACCGCCGAACCAAGTGGTATGCGCCAATTGGTTGGCAAGTTCTTAAAAGGTGCGTTAGAAACCAAGCGCGATATGCCCGAGCGTGTCGCTGGCGCTATTGATACCCTTTATGGAGTTGTTCCTGCAACGTATGGTGCGTTTGTACAAGGATTGGCAAGGACAGCGCAAAGCCCCGAACGGGCAGAGCAAACAGGGCAAGCCGCCGCCGCAAGCATTGACAAGCCCGTGGGCAAATTCTTTGGCCTTACTGGTAAAGAAACATATCAAAAGCCATTGGGCGGTGTTACTGAGCCAATTGTTGAGCAAGTCAAAAAGATGGCTGAACAATTGGGCATGACACCCAAACAGATTTCTGAAAAGACAGGCATACCCGAACAAGACATTAAAAACATGGTGGTCATTGGGTCTGTTGCTGTGCCGCAAGCAATTAAAGAAGTTGCCCCTGTTGTGAAAGAAACGGTACAAGCTGTCACCACACCAATCAAGCAAGCCGCAGCCGAGTTGCAAGTGGTCAAGCCTGGGCAAGCGCCTGGACAACCCGCACAACCTAGAATGGTCAGCATGGGGGCGGCGGCAGTTCCAGATGCCGCAACTATTAAACAAGCATTGTCGGTTGCAACGCCAGAACTGCAAAAAGCATTGGCAAACATACCGCCCGAAAAAGTCAATCTTCCAACGTTGCAACGGCACATTGAGGCAGACACATTGCCTGTTCCTGTTCGATTGACAGAGGGACAAGCCACAGGCGATATTGTCAAACTGTCCAACGAGCAAAACCGCCGAGGCAAAGACCCATCACTTGCACAGCGGTTCAATGAGCAAAATGGGCAATTGGTTGAAAATCTTGGATTGATTCGGGAAAAAGCCGCGCCTGATGTATATGGCACAAAAACCATTGAAAACAGTCAAGGCATCATTGATGCGTACAAATCAATGGATGCCAACTTAAACCAAGGCATTAATGCCAAGTATCAGGCTTTGCGTGATGCCGCTGGTGGTCAATTTCCTGTGGATGCGCCCAAGCTATTGCAAAACATAGAAATCAAGCTTAAAAAAGAGTTGTTGTCAAATGAAGCGCCTAAAGGCCAATTTAGCGAATTGCAAAGATTGGCTAAAGATAACAATATGACGTTTGAAGATTACTTATCTTTAAGACGCAACTTAGGCGATATTGCACGAACCGCAAAAGATGGCGCAGAACGTAAAGCCGCATCATTCATGATTGAGGAATTAGAAAAGTTGCCTTTGCAAGAAAGCGCACAGCGTCTTAAACCTTTGGCAGACCAAGCCCGAAAAGCAGCCCGTGACCGTTTTCAAATGCTTGAAAAAGACCCAGCATATAAAGCCGCAGTGGATGATCTTGTTCCTGCTGACAAGTACATTGACAAGTTTGTGATCAATGGGGTCAACAAAAACATCAATACGATGGTGCAAAACCTTGGCAAAGATTCACCAGCCCATCAGCATATGGCGGCGGGAACTGTGAACTGGCTAAAGGACAAAGCTGGCATCGTTGATGAAACAGGCAACTTCCAACAATCTGGCTATAACAAAGCGTTGAAGAAACTTGATGATGTTAAAAATCTGCAAGAAATCTTTAACCCAGAAGCGGCAAGCCAATTAAAAACCTTGGGAAATGTGGCGCGGTACACCCAAGCCCAACCCCGTGGGGCGTTTGTCAATAACTCCAACACCTTGGTCGGTGCTATGGCAGACAAAGCGGCTTATGCAATGGAACAGGGCGCAAACATTGTTGGCGGTGGCAAGATGGGCATACCAATCGGGTCAATGATTCGCAGCAGAGTTCAGCAATACAAGGCAACAAAAGAAACTGAAAAAGCCTTAGAAACTGGTGCTGGCACAAAACAAACGGGGCAATGATGGCAGACATTGACCTTGTTAAATATGGCGTACTCTGGCAAAAGGTCGAGGACTACGAGCGCCGATTTGATGACATGGACAAGAAGATGACCAAGATGGAAGGCCAGCTAGAACAACTGGTTGCCCTTGCCAATCAGGGTCGAGGCGGGTTCTGGGCTGGCATGGCGCTGGTGTCTGCCATATCTAGTGCAATGGGCTATGTGTCCCATTGGATTGGCAAATCAAATTAATTTGGTAAAAGCATGATTGATTTAACCAAAGCCATTGGCGCTGTTGCCGCAAGCGTTGCCGCATTAGGTGGCAGTTACACGTTAGCCGATAAATTTGGCTGGTTTGATAGGGCTATTCTTGAATGGTCACCAGAGCATTTTAAAATTGTGGCAGAGGTTGGACAACCCATAAATGTCACTGTTGCACGAATAAAAAAACGGGACGATTGTTCTGTTGAAAGTTTTACGCCAAGCATTCGGGATGCGGCGGGTATGGTGCATGAGGCGACCACCACGGCAAGCAGATTCAGCGGCCCAGCAGGGCCAGAGATTGACACGTTTACCTACCAGTTGACGATGGTGAGAAAAGAAAAGATTGCTGAAGGCAAGGCAACTTTGCTGGCAACGATCAAATACAAATGTCCCGAGGGTGAACGTGTTGTTCAATACCCCCGCCATGCCAATCTAAGTTTTGATTTAAAAGGCTAAAAAATGCTAACCTTGTTTTCATCCCTAGTCAGCTTCCTGATGGGTGGTCTGCCCAAAATCCTTGAATTCATCCAAGACCGTGCCGACAAGAAACATGAACTGGCGCTGGCGGCAATGCAGACTGAACGGGAACTAACCCTTAAAAAAGCTGGCCTAGAAGCACAGGAACGCATCGAGCATATCCAAACTGAGCAAATACAGATTACCGCCGAGGTCACCAATGCCCAGACTGCCATGCAAGAACGCCAAGCCCTGTACGCCCATGACGTGGCGCTAGGCCAAGGTGCATCAACTTGGGTAATCAACATGAGGGCGGCAACCCGTTCGGTCATCACTTACGGGATGTTTGTGATGTTTATGTTTGTTGAAATCTTTGGTTTTTACTATGCTTGGCACACAGATGTTGCTTTTGATGTGGCGCTAAACCATTTGTGGGATGATGAGACTCAAATTATTTGGGCTTGCATTGTCAGTTTTTGGTTTGGCGGTCAAGCGTTTAAAAAATGAACATCAGCCTTGAAGCTGTGGAGATGGTCAAGCACCATGAAGGGGTGAGGTTTAAGCCTTACCGTTGCCCTGCAAAACTTTGGACGATTGGAGTTGGTCATGTACTTTACCCAGATCAAGGCAAGATGCCTGTTGATCAAAGAGATGGTTATCAGCTACGTCCAGAGGATAACCGCACGTTTTCAGCAGAAGAAGTAAATGCCATTCTCAGAAACGATCTTGCAAGGTTTGAACGTGGAGTGCACACTTTATTTCCTGTCGATCTTAGCCAAGGGATGTTTGATAGCCTTGTTTCTTTTTCTTTTAATTGCGGCTTGGGAACAACCCAGCGTTCAACGCTACGCCAAAAGGTGCTTAGAGGCGACAAGGCGGGTGCTGCGGATGAATTCCTAAAGTACACCAAGGGCGGTGGCAAAGTCTTGCCAGGGCTGGTTAAACGCCGCCAGGATGAACGGGCGTTATTCCTCCATCCATAGCAGTATCTGAACGAATACCCAAGCGACTGCCACCACAACGGCAGCGCCCAGGCATAGGATTAAAAACAATCCGATCACATAACCCCCCTCATTTCCCACCCCAACAAAAAGTAATTCCATCGGGTAGTCATGTTCTGATTGGTGAACTTCTCACCATCCCACACAAGTTCTGAATCAGCATAACCTTTGCCCGTCATGAGGGCTATGAATACTTTTCGTGCTTTCATGTGTTCTCCTTTTGTTATTGCGTTTTTTTATCTTCATCAAACGACATATCTGGTGGGTGCGGTATGTCATCGTGAACAATTACCCCAAACTCATCTGCAAGAAGTAGTTTTTTGCAAATTAAACAGTAATATCCTTTATCCATTTTTATCCTTTTTAATTGGTTCACTCACAATGCGTCCACAAATCTTGCAGTCTCTGTGGAAGTAGCCGTTGTAAATCCAACCACTACGCGCCCCAAGGTGGCCTGTCTTTTCGCAAAGCCACATACCAAATCTGTATAGCCAAGGTTGGCTCATGTTGTTTCCCTCAATTGATAATCTTTAAAAACAGATCCTTTGCTTGCATCGCCTTTCCAGCACTCTTTGACCCATCCTTTTACGCCCGATTTATAGGTGCGCCAATGCCCTCTGACTTGATGCCTTCTTGGACTTGCGTGTGTGCCACCTTGGGGGTCGTTCTTAACCTTTGGCGGCTCAATCTCAATCGTGTGCCAATCAAATGTCAATGCTGATTTGCCTTTTGCCTGCCGCTTTTGATTTAGAAATGTGCGCTTTGGTGTTGCCCTATAACCTTGCGCTTGTGCATTGATTTTGACCAACACAGCAAGCACCATACGATGTACAGGCTTTACATCATCAATCGTTATTTCTTTGTCTTTTTGGTAAATCTTAAACCCGTCATCAGTTGCCATGTAAGCATAAGGCGGGAAGTATTTTCCATGCCACATTGAACAGCCTCCAACGGTCACAGAACCTTCGCCCTTAAGCAACCATAGGGCAAAATCTTTCCCCGCTGTATCAAGGCCAACAATCCCCGTTCTTTTGGATGGAAGGTGCATTAAGAAATCTGCTGGCACTTTCATTTCAAGAGTGCTTTGCATTTGACCAACATCAAACCAAAGTGCGGTTTCTGGTTCTGGCGCAAATCTGACAGCTTTTTGCACAAGCGGTGTCATGCGTTCTTCTCCATAAGTTTTGCTTGCACTGCTAACGCAAATTCTTCATCTCCGGTATAGGCTAAGTTACAAAGGTAATCAAGGTCTTGCTCAGTCAGCCCCACCCATGTGCGCTGTGCTGGCTGCTCTGTGCGCTGTGGTGGGCTTCTGTGGCTTATTGGCTCTCCATCTTCATCAAAATACACTTCACGCAAACTCCATTTGCCAATCACCGGCTCTTGCTCTGGCTGTGCTTTGCATTGGTCACAATCGTGATTCACACAACCAATCTTTTGCTCAATCTCTTGCCCAAGCCTTTGTGTCTCACGCATGGCGTGTTCTGCCAATGCTTTTTTAAGGGCATTGACCAACAGGCTTGTGGTCTCCATATCAATAGGAATAGCTGCGTTGGGTTGAAGATACTTCAGTACATCTTGTGTCATGCTTGTTCTCCAACCACCCACACAGCTTTACCCCCAGTAGGCTCATATTCATCAAACTTCAAGCGGATGTACTGCTGTCCAGGTATACCCGCAGATTGCACATATCCTTGAATGCCAAAACTCTTGAGTTCTGTCACCACGACCATGCAAGCACCAAACATTTCTTTGTCTGGTGTGACTTGCACAATGTCTCCAATAGCAATTTCATTCATTTCTTCATTCCTCTTACATAAGCCGCAAACGATTGAACTGTGTCCCTGCCAAATGCACCAGCAAACTTGTCTAGTTCTTGGGCAACTTCCTCAATCACAGCATTGCGTTCAGAGTTTGCGGCAAATCGCATGATCTGGTGTTTGCGTGACCCCTGCATACCCCAATCCCCTTGTCGCTTTGCTAAATCCTCAAATGCTTCATCTTCTTCATTCATGTCAAACCCTCACTAAAGTTGTGCGCCATTCCCTTTCCTGGCGCTTTGATTTAGATGCGACTGTTTTGCCTGTTAACTCAATCCAGCCCAGCGTTTCAAGTTCTTTTAAACGCCGAGCCACTTGGTTGCCATCTATACCCGTGTGGGTAGCGATTCCATCTTTGCCTAATGGCCCATTCTGAAAAAGACAAACCACGATTACACGCCAATGTGTTTTAGCCAATTCCTTGGCTGAATCCGCTGCCTGGAATGAGGTCAGCGGGTCAGAACTGCGAACCCTTGGAAATGTAAGCATGATCAGAACGCCAGATCGTCATCGTTATCTGCTGGCAAGCCCTTGGGTTCGTAGGGTTTGGGGTCATTTAGATAAGCCCACCCGTCCCAACCGTTTTCTTTGAGTGGGATTACATCCAGTTTGAGCATTTCCCCATTGCGGGTGTCAATGATCGACCCAATGCGTTGATAACGGTTCTTTTGCTGGCCTTGGGCATTGGTGTACTGACCCACGATGGCGGTGATTTCTTTTTTAACTTTAGACATGATTTATTTTCCTATTTGAATTAATGGGGCGGTTGTTGCTGGTGAACTTCTTAAACAATTTGCAATTGCTGTAATTGCCAACGCATTAGCTTTTGCCGCATCTGCCAATGCTTCTATTGCGGAAACTGTGTGTTCATTTGCATCGTTTGAAGCAGAAAAATTGCAATGTTCAAATGCATTGGTTATTGGTTGTTTTTTTGTTGCCATTATTTGCTTTCAATGATTGCGTTTAATTTTTGAACTTGGGATTCCACCTCAACAAGAAACTTTGCAATTTCTTCTTCAAGATGTGCAATGTATTCGTCATCACGGTCAACCCGTCTAACAAACATTTGTGCTTTTGCTGGCATTCGAGAGTCAAACGCCACATAGTCGCACCACTTGCGACCTGTGCAAGCAAGCTGAAACTGCATCTGGATAAAGTACTTTCCTGGCACTTTTTGGGATAGCAGCGTTTCAATCATGGTGGCGGTGTTTGGGCACTTGATCTCAACAAGCCCATTGTCCCCAACAAGGCCATCAGGGGACGCACCAGCCCACTCAATTGATGGGTGCGGTACAAACCCCACTTCTTCAACCATAACGCCCTGTGCCGCTTCATAAGCCGCCCGTGCAAATGGTTCTTGATCTGTACCCCATTGCATTGCCGCATTGGTGTAGGACTCTGCTTTGGTCTGGGTCAGGCGTTCCACCACCAACTGGGCCATGTAATTGTCACGAGTGGCGCTGTAACCCGTCTTAGTCTTGCCAACCAAATCTGCCACCCTGCTGGCGGTAACCTTGCCCAAACGGGCGGCAAACCATTCTTCTGTGCGTTGTTCAACTTCCATTGCGAACCTCCATCATTTCGTTTGCCATTGTGAAAGCGGCTAAAGCCGTGTCATTGAAATCCATATCAGATCGCCAATCAGAATCAGACAATAGTGCTTGCATGGCAAAGATGGCAATAAAGTCTTTGAGGGTTATTTCCTCAAGACCGATTTCTTTCTTTTTTCTCATGATTTTTCCTTTGCCTTGGCAATGCGATCTGCCTTGGCTTTAATGACCTTTGCAATCCAATTTTGGTCGCCCTTGCAAGCGTCATAGGCGGCTTTGTAAGCGGCTTGCAGTTCTTCTTTGTTTGCGCTGGCATCAATGGCGGCAATGTGGTCTGCCATCATTCCTGCGTCAATCTGTGGCGCAGGGCGAGATGCAGAAACAGAATGAGTATGGGCATCTGCATCATTGTCTGATTCTGTGGGGATGCTAAAGGCTTGAAAGGCTGCATACTTGTACGCGGCTGACATAGCTT